GGTGATAATATCACTTAACTAAAGGAATACAATCGGAGTATGTTATAACTCACATCTCACGAGTGCTGTGTTAGCAGCTCGGCATAGTTAAAACCTTATGACCTTTAGTTATTTAATCAACTATAAATATCGCTACAAATAAATTTGCAACAAAATTTAGAGTTATTAAAAAGGTGCATGATGGATGGATTACTTCCAAAGAGGTAATGAAATTCTTCAAATACACTATTTGGTTAACTGGACTTAGCGATCAGAATCAAGACATCCTAAAACTAGGACATAACATAAAATCATTAATTAAAACTAATGGTTTTAACTTTACGTTTCTATACTTGAAAGAGTGTAGTCGTTTAGTAGTTATGTTTCTAGCAGGAACACCTACCAAGTCCTCTTATAATAAAGGGGTACGAGTTAGAGTGAACCGCTATGGATTGCCTGTTATAATACCTAGTCCTCTCCGAGTCCGTTTAGGGCTCCAAGGGGATAGTGTATTATGGACAAAAGCAATTCTTACTTGTTTGAACATCTATCGACAATTTCCTACAAGGGTTAAACCTGATCTGAGTTCTATTATTGAACCGTTTTCAGGGCTTAACCGATCTTTGGTTTTACCAAGATCACTTGTTCGAAATTTCGTTAGAGGACATCGTATAGACTTTGGTGTTATCCGAGGTTTTATCAGCGAATCTGCTGGTCCTATTGCTAAAAGAGCAACGTGGGGTTCTGGTGTTGATGCATTAGCATTAATACTTCACCCTGTTATAGCTATCTCAGTGATACGTGCATTATGGGCTGGTAAAGCTCATTTATACATTGTATCATTAGTAACTATTTGGATCCTATTAGGACCAATCTACGTAACTCTATATTTGATAGGTGCGGGTTCTAAGCTTCCGATCGGACGTCTTTCTGTCGTTTATGATCAAGCTGGGAAAGCTCGTATTGTTGCGATGCCTAGCTTTTGGATTCAATTGTGTCTGCGTCCTCTTCATGATTCTATTTATAGATTCTTGAAAGATGTACCACAAGACGGAACAAAAGACCAACTAGGTCCTCTTAATTTATTAAGAGAATCGCCCAATACAGGGCATTATTTCTCATGTTTTGATCTAAGCGCAGCGACGGATCGATTGCCTATTGATCTTCAAATTGACATCCTAAAATTATTAGGTGTTGATGGTCAACTTTGGTATAACCTGGTTAATTTACCGTGGTCGTATCGTAATGAAACAATCAGATATGCCGTTGGGCAACCAATGGGTGC